TGCGCCGTTAGCTCAGCTGGATAGAGCGTCTGGCTACGGACCAGAAGGCCGGGGGTTCGAATCCCTCACGGCGTACCAAAAAACCTGCTAAATTCGCAAGAATTTGGCAGGTTTTTTGTATTTTTCGAAGCAATTAGAAAAATCTCAATGCTGCAAAACTCAACTTTAGTTCAACTCGCTTTCAAAAGTTCACGCCTTTTTCAAAAAGATATCTCCCAGGATATCGGCGTTCCTTTGGTCTGCTTCCGCGATTACATGGCTGTAAATATCGCAGGTCGTCGAAACTTGAGCGTGCCCCAGCCTCTTGGAGATCGACACAGAATCGACGCCGTTGAAATAGAGCAATGACGCCATTGTATGCCGGAATGCGTGAGGGTTGATGTGCGGCAGGCCGTGACGCTTGCTGAATTTGGCAAGCCAGCTTGTTATGCTGTCCGGGTGCATCGGTTTTCCGTCTTCCTGCGCAAACAAGAATCCTTGATCGTGATAATACTCCCCCAGCCGCAGCCGTTCCGCGTTCTGCCATGCCCGGTATTGCCGAAGGAGCTGCATCGTTTCCGTTGGCAGAGAAACCCAACGATCCGAAGTCGCGGTTTTGGGCGTATCCTCATATATGCCGATATCCGGCGAGTAAAGAATGTTGTTGCAGATATGGACGCGGTTTCCCGCAAAGTCAACGGTATTCCATTTCAGCCCCAGCACTTCACCGCGCCGCGCCCCAGTAATTAGAAGCAGGTGCGTGAGCATTCTCCATTTCGGCGATTCTGTTTCAAGCGCATCACGAATTGCCGCCACCTGCTCAGGCTGAAAATAGTTGACCTCTTTTTTGCTGACCTTCGGTAAGGTTGCCTTTGATGCAACACTAAACGGAACAACCCCCTCTTTCGCAGCTTGGTCAAGCACGGTAGAAATTAAACGGTGATGCTCCAATATTGTTTTTGCCGATAATCCTTCGCCGGTACGTTTGTTTTGCCCCGGTTTGGCGAGATCAGTATAGAAGCTGTTCAGATGATCGGCGCGGATGTCTTTCAACTTGATATGCCCAATGGCGGGATAGATGCGCGCTGCAAGGTCTCGATAACTCACAATGGTATTGTGTTTTGCCCCGCGCTGCTCTTTCAGATCAATCACATAATTGCAGTATTCCTCAAACTTCAAACGGCTGTCGGAGGTCACACCCTCCCGGCACTCCTTTTCAAAGGTCGCGGCGAAAGCCTCGGCCTTTTTTCTTGCGCTTTTCTCCGTCCATGTGGGCGAGACTTCGAAGGTCGCCGTCCACGGCTTGAGCTGCTTTCCGTCAGCACCACGGCCACGGTGGACGCGGATAGAGTAGGAGATCAGCTTGCCGGACTTGTCCCGGCGTTCTTGAATGTTAGCCATCGTCAGCCCCCCTTTCTTTTTTGTAGCATTTCAACTTTGAACAATGCGAATTCACAAATCTCTAACAGAACATTTTCGAGCGTCCTAATATCTCCACTCCAAATAACAGTATTACCGCGCCTGACTTCTGCGTCCTTATCTCTAAATGCAAATCCACCTATCTTGCTTGCCGGCAGAAATCGCCCACCATTATTTACCTGCCCAACCTCGACGCCGGACTTGCTTAATAGGTCTATTGCTGATAAGCATTGTTTTGCCTCTTCAAGTTCAGGAATATTTATTAGTATGGTTTCATGCGGATTCTCATCAAAGCCTAAAAGCCATTCAATTCGATACGATGGACATACTTTAATAATTTCCTCTGCTATTTGACGAGTAAGAGGCCCTCTCCCTGTTGCTATCTTAGACAATGTATTTTCTGAAATGCCAGTCGCTTTTGAAAGCTGCCTTTGAGTTATATTCAGCTCATCACAAAGGCGTTTCAAGTTTTTGCGGCTTTTAGGGTTGATTTCTTGCTTCATTCTTGCCATTCTTTAGCCTCCGTCGAAGTTTATAATGTTTAATTTTCGATTGTATTTATACCAGTTTTATTGTATCATGTAGTTGAACGAAAGTCAATGACTTCCGTCAAATATTAACGAAAAGGGGGCTATTTTTGTGCCGGAGTTCAAAACCATTAGACAAGCCGCTGCAAGCGGGATTCTCTCTGAACATAGAATTCGCGTTTTGGTGGCGCAGGGGAAATGTCCCGGAATCCAAACAGGAAATCGGTTCTTGGTCAACATGACCGCACTCGCGGAAATGCTCGACGCGATGAGCCGAGTACCGCAGGAGGTGAAAAGCGAATGAGACAAAACGAAAAAGCCCGCTCCACGACGGCAACCGTGAAACGGGCAGAAGCGGCGGCACTTGGCGGGTCAGCAGCTTCATTCTATGGCGAGTTTACCACGACAACGCCCGCGCGTCAAGTGGCCGATTTTCTCCCGCACGGCGCGGAGAATGCCGTGGACGGCGCGACCCTCGCGGCGGCTTTGGGCTTCAAATCGGTGCGGGAGTTATCAAAGCGCATTGAGCGCGAGCGCCGCGCAGGTCAACCAATTTGCGCGGCGGTCAGCGGCGAACACAAGGGCTATTTTATGGGGGACGCGGGCGAGTTGCAGCTTTATCTGCGCTCGCTTGACCGCCGTCTCCGGGAAGTGTGCCGGACACGCGACGCTTGCAACGAGACATTATGCCGCCTGACCGGGCAGACGGTTTTGGAGGGGTGGAATGGCTGAAATCAAGGAAAAACACCCATCATGGTTCAAAATGAAGATCGAGCGGCGGCAGCTTATCAAGCAACTCCCGCCGGAAATCGCGGTCAACGTTCTTCTGGCCTGTTGGGACTACTTAGAAACCGGTGAAATTCCCGACACCTTGCAGCCGATGGAGAAAATCGCATTCTCTGCTTTCTTCCCTGACATGGAAGAGGCATGGCAGCGCTATGAACAGCGAGTAAATGCCAAGAGAAATAAATCGACCGATATCGACCGATAGCAACCGACACAGAAGAAGAACCAGAACCAGAACCAGAAGAAGAACCAGAACCAGAAATGTAAAAGGGAATATCTTCGATATTCAACAAAGTATAAGGGGGCTGCGCCCCGCTCCCCTTGTTTTGCAAAGGAGTGATAAATTGATTTTTGATTTTGACAAGTTTGCTCAAATAACCGCGAGCGTTTACCCTGTTAGCCCGTACACCCTCGAAGAATCTTTGAGCGTATTCCGGTACTACTTCGAGAAGTACGAAGAATATACCGGCAGACCTCACCCGCCGATTAGAGCAAGTCAGATCGTGCGCATTTGTCAGGATATGCCATTCATCAGCCGGGAATACAGCGGCGGGGTATATGCCGATATTGAGCCAGAGGCATACCCTGCACTGATTGACAGGTATTTCGCTACGAAATATCGCAACTGCGACCGAAACATAAACCATTTTTTCAGCGGCAGAATCCGGGAAATGAAGTTTTACGAGGAACTTTACTGATGGGGAAGAGATCGCAGCGCAAAGGTGCAGACGGTGAAAGAGAACTTGCCGCCATTCTTCGAGAGTATGGTTACATCGTGGAGCGCGGCGGGTCTATGTCCTTTGGTGAAGTGCCCGACCTTGTGGGCTTGCCAGGCATTCATATCGAGGTCAAACGCTGCGAGCAAGTCAGGCTTTCGGAGTGGATGCAGCAAGCAGAGACGGACAGCAAGCGATTTAGTGACGGTATGCCTGTTGTGTTCCATCGCCGCAGCCGTGAGCCGTGGCGCGTGACTATGAGCCTTGCAAATTTCATGGACATATATTCCGCGAAATTCCTTAATTCTCCGAGAAAGGAGTGTGAAAAAAATGGCACTGACGCAGAATCAGCAGAAAGCGATAGCGGCGCTATTGTCCAGCCCATCCCGTGAAGAAGCGGCGCGGAAGTGTGGCCTTACATCAAGAACACTTCGGGCGTATTTCCAAAACAATGAGTTTTGCGAGGCGTATAGATCGGCTTTTCAAGAGCTGACAGAAAATGCAACGCGACAGGCGCAGCGCTTACTATCTCCGGCGCTTGATACGCTGGAAGAGGTCATGAAGGACGCAGACGCACAACCGGCGGCAAGAACAAATGCGGCGCGGATTGCGATTGAAAGCGCTATGAAGCTGACCGAACAGGCCGACATTTTGAGGCAGTTGCGAGAGCTGGAAGAATGGAGGGAAGAATTAAATGCCAACCGTTGACGCACGCCTTGCAGCCCTGCGCGAGTTTCTAAAATCTCACGCGACCGGCGAAACCGTTTTTATTGTCGAGGGCGGCGGCGAGTATCACACAAAAGAAGATCCTTTTAACTACCTGATGCAGCACGGCGCATATACCCCTGACGGCACGCGCATTGTTCTTTTTCCGCACTCAATCGAGGGAATAGACCCGCTGAGCCTGAGCCTTTATCAGCTTATTGACGAAGCGGTAGAAAGAGGGCGGTTGACCCTGCCGGAATTGGAGAGTGACGATTTATGCAAATAGGAACACGCCTTGACCATATCCGCGCCTTTATGGAGCGACGCAGCGGGCGGCAGCTTGTATTTGAGTACTGCACCCCCACCGGCGAAGAACGAATGGGAAACCTTGAAGAAATGACCGCTGACAACGGCGAATTTCTCCGCGTACTTTCCGGCAACCGCCTTTCCGATCTTGACGGCCTTATTAAATACGAAATGGGGCGAATGCATGAACAGCATTAAATCCCGAATCGCCGCTTTACAGGCGATTGCAGCGCAGAAGCAAACGGGCGTAGCAATTATGACCCTGCTTGAAAATGGCGCGTGGGAGGCTTGCAGAGCGCCGCAAAGCCCTGCAAAGGTGTTTCAGACGGAACAGGCAGCACGAGATTATTTATCAGACTGCGAAAGCGTTATCATTATCGACCTTTAAGAAAAAACAGCGCGGCAGCGCATGAAAAAGAAAGGATAATTTACACCATGAGCGAATTTAACATTTATGCCCGAAAGCTCGATACAGCTTTCAAAGAAGCCCGCAGCGAATACAACACCGCTTTCCGCGTACTCCAAGAGGCGCAGCAGGCCAGCCGTGACGCTAACGCATGGAAGCCCGGAGACAGCGCCGAGGAAAAGCAGGTTAGAACAACCCGCGCAGCGCTAAAGCTGCATGACGCAGAAGCCACCTTTAACGAGGTGAGCGCCCGCGTTTGGGACAACTTCAAGGCCACGCGCCGCACGATCCGCGCAGAGCTGGAACAGGCAGTGCGCGCCGCCAATATTGCAAACCCTGACGCAATCGACAATAACGCCCTTGAGCTGATGAAAACCGGCGTTCTTTCCCCGGCTGATTACTCCGCGTTCATGGAGAGATTCGACGGCAACCACACCATGCTAAAGTTAGTTGGTCACTACGCAGCCGAAGCCGCAAAGACTACGGACAGCCGCCGAGAGGCCGCAGCCCTTAACGCTATCGCTCTTGACTGCCAGAGCGGGGAGGGCGCAGTCATGCGGGCATGGGATAGCATTTCGGCAATTTCTGACAGTTGCGGCGACGGGGACGGCTACCGGCGCAAATCGCCCGGTGTAATTGTCAGCATGAGCGAAAAATGGGACGATCTCGCGGGCGAGGCCGTGGAGAACTTCTGATTTTCGATAAGCGGCAGAGATCAACATTCTGATACAAAGCTTCCTGAAAACAAATTTAAGGAGAGATAAATATGGAACTTAGTTTTGCGAACGGTGTGCAGGAATACACCGTGCACGGCGTTAAGGGCGATGTGATCATTCGATTCAACCCGACTGACGGCACATTTATCCAGCGTCTTTACAACGCGTTTGACACACTGGATAAGAAGCAGGAAAAATACGCCGATGAAGTCCAGAAGTGCGGCGACCGCGTTGAGATTTTCAACATTGCCGACCGCCGCGACAAGGAGATGCGCGAGATCATTGACGGCTTTTTTGAAGAGCCGGTGTGTAACAGCATCTTTGGCAACATGAACCTCTATGCGATGGCGGACGGCCTGCATGTGTGGACAAATTTCCTGCTTGCGCTGATGGATGAGACAGACAGCGCCTTTGCTCGTGAGCAGAAAGCCACGAATCCGCGCATTCAGAAGTACACGGCAAAGTATCGCCGATGAATTGGGGCTTGCCTACCTCCGTTGAGATCGACGGAGAGAGCTATGAGATCCGCACGGACTTTCGCGTTATCCTCGATATCTTCGTAATGCTGAGTGATCCTGATTTGAGCGGCGCAGACCGTGCGGAAGGTATCTTGCAGATGTTCTATGTTTCGCATGAGGATATCCCGCCGCAGCATTTGCAAGAGGCGGTAGACGCTTTCTCGTGGTTCCAAAACGGCGGACAGGCGCCGGACAAGAGGAAATCGCCGAAGCTGGTTGACTGGGAGCAGGACTATCCGTTGATCCTCCCGCCCATCAACCGAGTATTCGGACAAGATATCCGCGGAATCCCTTATGATGCGGAGACCAACACCGGGGGCGTCCATTGGTGGACGTTCCTCGGTGCGTATAACGATCTCGGGGACTGCACCTTTGCGCAGGTCGTGCGCATCCGCGACAAAAAGGCGCGCGGCAAGACGCTTGAAAAGGATGAACGCGAGTGGTACCGCAGGAACAGCAATATCGTGAATATGAAACACAAACTCAGTCAGGAAGAAGAAACGACTATTTCTAAGTGGCTGGGAGCGGGAAAGGAGTGATTAAATGGCGAATGCTGACGGCAGTGTGATTTTCTCTTGTGATTTGGATTCGACCAAAGCACAAAAGAAACTGAGCAAGCTGCGTGACGAGATATCCGAACTGAACAGCAAGCTTGAAAAGGAAACGGGCAATAAGATGAACCTTGAAAAGCAGCTTGACGCCGCATCTCAGGCAGCGAAAGCTACTGAGGAACGCGTGAAGATGCTGCGAAAGGAAGTCGAACGGCTGAACGACCGCGAATGGATCCAAAAGCAGGGCTTTACACAGAACGAGTATCAGACGCAAGTGTTAGACCGCCGCGCCGCTGCGGAGGCGGAGCTCAAACAGCAGGAGGAGCTTTTGCACACGCAGACGAAGGAGGTCAAAACGCTTTCGGCTGCTTACGAAGAGACGACCGCCAACATCGACAGCATGACGGTAAAGCTCGACAAAGCAAAGGTCGCTGCCGGTGAGATGATTGCCAACGTGGAGCAAGAGCGCAAGGAGCGCGAGGCGGAGAATTCCGCGCTTGCCAAAGCGGGCCAGTATGCCGCGCGTTTCAGAGATCAGGTCAAGAGTTTAGCGCGCTCTATGCTTGTATTCTCAGTCATCACGGCGGCGCTCATGGCGCTACGCAAGCAGATCAAGGCGGCTATTGCGACCAGCGCAGAGGCATCCGACGCTTTTGCCCGCCTCAAAGGTGCGCTGCTGACGCTGGCCGCGCCTTTGATGGACGTACTCATTCCGGCGCTGACGTGGCTAATGAATCTGCTTGCGGCCATTGTGTCGGAGATCGTGACGATCATCTCGATTCTGAGCGGTAAGTCAAAGAAGAGCATGGAGGCATCGGGCAAAAACCTCTACAAAGAGGCCGCCGCCATTGACGCGACCGGCAAGGCGGCAAAGGAAGCGACGGACGCGCTCGCGGCGTTCGATGAGATCAACAAACTCAGCACGACAACGTCCGTTGGCGGCGGTGGCGGCGGAGCATCCGCCATTGCGCCGGACTTTGATTTTGACGAAGGCCCCATGATGGAAAAGCTCGACAAGGTGTTCCAGAAGATCAATGATATCTTTAAGACCATCCGCGCGGGGCTTGAGATCGTCGTGGATGACCTGAAATGGAGCTTTGACAAGAAAGTTATCCCCAAGAGCAAGGCAACATGGCTGGCCGTTTTAACGGCGCTGCTCGGTGCAACACTCGGCGCGGCGTTCGGCGGCATCACGGGCGGCGTCATCGGTTTATCCCTCGGCGTGCTGCTGGGGCTGTACCTTGTGGGCCTTGACCCCGAAACATGGAAAACCGAGATGGACGCAGAGGATGCGTGGATCGTGGTCATCACGGCTTTGCTCGGTGCGCTGCTTGGCAGCGTGTTTCTTGGCATCACCGGCGGCGTGGCCGGTTTCAGCCTGGGCGCGATCCTCGGCCTCTATCTCACCGGCTTTGCAGAGGGGGACGAGGAACACGGCGGCAAATCGCAGCTTCTTTCCGAGTTGATCGTCGTGCTGTGCGCGCTGCTTGGTGCAGTCATCGGCTCTATCGTGACGCCGGGCGTCGGTACAGTCGTCGGCATGGGATTAGGCCTGATTCTCGGACTGAGCATTTACAGCGTCCGCAAAGACCCGAAGAAGGGCACGCAGCGGCTTGTCAGCATCGGGCGTAGCGTACTTCTTGGACTGCTGGCCGGTGTTCTTGGCGTTGGCCTTGCAGCGCTGGGCATCGTCAGCGCCGGTACGGCGTTCATCATCTCGGCGGCGATCGGCCTTGCGCTGAAATTTTTCGTCGATAGTGTGGACGATTCCAAAGTCAGAAAAGCAACGTCCGGTTTTACCGGTACGCGCGTATCAAAAAAGGCACCGGCGCGCAGCCGTCGCGTGGCGGCGCAGAGCTTAGACGGCAATGCGCCTGTGTACAACGATATCCCAGCGCTTGCGAGCGGTGCGGTCATCCCGCCGAACCGAAAGTTTCTTGCCGTGCTGGGCGACCAGAAGAGCGGAACGAACGTCGAAGCGCCGCTTTCGACCATCAAGCAGGCCGTTATGGAGGCGATGGCACAGGGTAGCCGCGAGCCCATCAATGTGAACCTCGTTGTGGATGGTAAGACGCTTGCCCGCGTGGTCGTCCCCAACATCAACAACATGACGCGCGCAGCCGGTAAGCCCGTGCTGCTGTACTAACGGGAAAGGAGACTGCAAATGTTTATCTTCGGCTATGACAAAGTGCTTGAACGCCTGGAACGAGTGATTCAACAGCTCGTGGAGTTGCAGGCGGCGGAGTAAAGGGCGGCGGGATTGCCTATCCTTTGTTCCCTTGCGAAGTCCTGCCCGAAGTACAGCGGCAGGCAGCGCCCTAAAGTACCAGAGCGCGAGTGGTTTGTATAGTGCCATTACAACGGATAGATAGAGGACGGGGGCAACAGCCCCCGCCCTTCTTTTTAAGTCTCGGATTTATCCGGGGCTTTTTCTCTCGGCTTCATCGCCTGTATGACCTTATCGCGCTGCGCCTGTGTCTCAATCGCTCGACCAACAAACGCCGGAACGGTTTCTCCCGCCCTCTGTGCCGCCTCCTGCGCTGTTTTAAGCGCGGCAGGGGTAAGGATAGCCCCCATGCCTTGCGGCGCTCCTGCGGGCTGCTGCGGGCCGTTTATCCGTTGTTCCGTTGCACCGATGATATACTGATTCATGCTTTCACCGGCAACGGCAGCGGCGGCCTTTACCATGTCCTTCATGCCCTTTGGCATAGCAATAGATACGCGGTCAAGGTTTGCAGCGTCCCATTTTTGCGCGCTCTTTTTCTGAGCCTCCGATACTGCCATTAAAAACACCTCCTTTTCCACTATCCGCATTATAGCACAGAACGTGTATACTTATCAAGTAGATTTATGCACAAACAATCTACTTAATAATTAGATAATTTGCCAATTGACAAACTACTTAATAAGTAGTATCATATAATCACAGCAAGGGGAAAGCAAAACAATGCTTCACAACTGACGATCAGAAGAGATTGATAGAAACTCCCAAAGGGATAGAGACTCAGGAGATCGCCGCCCCAGCAAATCAACAAGGAGGACAACACAATGAGCATTAACGAAATGGAAAGCAAGGCCCGCGAGCTGTGGGAGCTGCAAGCCCTCATCGACGAGGCCACGGCAGAGGCCGAAGCCCTCAAGGACGCGATCAAGGCCGCTATGGGCGATGCCGAGGAAGTCCACGTGGGCGAGTACAAAATCACATGGAAAGCCGTTACATCTTCCCGCATTAACACCGCCGCGCTGAAAAAGGCGCTGCCTGACCTCGCGCAGCAGTTCACCAAGACCACCACCACCCGCCGGTTCTGCGTGGCATGAAAACACTACCAACCACCACGGAAGGATTACAAGGAGGCCTCAACATGGATGCACAAACCCGGATAGCAGCAGAACTTTATAAAACGCTCAATGATGCGCAAAAACAGGAAGTCTTGAGCATGATTGATACTTTACTAAGTCAGCAATTAAACGATCAACAATCGCTTGATTCTCATTCAGCTGCTACGGAAAATCAAGATAGCATCGCATGAGAAAGGCTCCATGTCCCAGCCGACCAAAGCAAGACACGGAGCCACCACCAACCACCACAGGGAGGTCGATATCGGTATTATACCGACCTCCCGCCAAGAAAGCAAGGAGGAAATTTACAATGCCCGACAAGAAAACGGAGAGCACGTTGCAGGAGGCCATTCGCCTCATCTCGAAAATGAGCGACGAACAGTGCATAGTCGTCTATGAAGCATTCAAGATTCAACTGGAAGATGAAACAAAAACCCCGGAAGAATGCGTAATGCTCGCCCGCGAGCGTTTGGAAAGCAATGGGGAAATTAACAACTGAAAGGAAAACAAGATGAATATCGAGCTTCAGGACATTGAGCTTGAAAATTTGCGCGAACAAATCCTTGAAATGATCGACAAGTTATCTGCTGCGGATTGCGCAGAAGTTTTTGCAGCATTGAAAGAAAGAGGCGTGCTATAGCAAAGGAGGGCGGGAACAATTAAAGAGCGCCGGGGCGATTCCCGGCGTTCTTTTTATGCCCCGTTGCGGTTTTTGAGTTCAACAATAATTCAACTCCATTACAAAAAGTTCAACTATTTTACTTGACGATATAAAACGAGGAATTCAAAAAACGTAGTAATATCAATACTTTGCGCGACATTGCGTCACGATAGCAAACGCCTTGTTTGTAACTACGGACCAGAAGGCCGGGGGTTCGAATCCCTCACGGCGTACCAAAAGTCCTCGAAATCGTCTGATTTC